TTCATCAAGAAGTTCAACGCCGCTGTGCTGGGCCGTGACACTGACCGCAACGCAGATGTGCAAGCGTTCTTCGACCAGAAGGAAGCCGATGATGTGTCCAAGGGTATCGAGGCGCTGAAGAAGGATTCCAACATCCCGCGCTCTGGCCCTGATCGCTTCGCCATGCAGCAGGCCATTCAGAATCTGGCGCTGTTCGAGTTGAGCAAAACCGACGCCGAGCTACTCGCCAAGCGTTCCATCGCTGGCGGCTACGTGCCGTTCGGTCGTGAGGGTTCGTGGCAGGTTCGCATCCAAGCCGTTGACCCTCGCACGGGCCGCATCCTCAAGGTGTCGGAGCAGTACCGCCAGCACCTGCTGTTCTCGCAGGTGGAGAACCGCGCCGAGGCAGAGGCGATGGCCGAGCGCATCCAAGGCATGTTCGATGGTGTCGAGGGCGGCTTCGAGATGGAAGTGCTGGACGGCACCGAGTTCGTGGTCAGGAAAGTCAAACTTGTTGCACAGCCTGAGACGGCCCGTGAAACAGTCTCGACCACGGCTGAGGCCAACCTCAACGAGATCATCTCGGCCATCACCCGCTTCTCCATCAGCATCACGCCGGAGGAGCGTGAGCGTCTGATCGTGGGCCTGACCCAGCAGAACGCCAAGGCTCGTACCCGCCTCAAGCGTGCGGGCACTCCCGGTGAAGACCCGAACACCATCAAGTACGTGTCGCAGCATCTTGAGTCAACTGCGTCCACTGTGGCACGCAAGCAGAACCGGCACCGGCTCGACCGCTTGTTTGATGATGCAGACCCGGATTCCATCCGCCTGTGGTTCGGCGACAAGACCGAGTACGACCGCCGCAAGGCTGCGTGGGAAGCTGCCGAGAAAGACCCGGCCATGCCCGAAGCGGCTAAGGTGGCAGCGAAGCGGGAGTTCGACGACTACCACTACACGTTTGTGACCAAAGAGTCGCCCGTCATGGGCAACCGCTACAAGGATCGTGGTCGCCGCGCCGTGGCCTTCATGGAGTCACAGACCAACGTGGACTACACGGACTTCGCGTCTGGCGAAGCAGCGTCTGCAATCCGCACGGCAACAACTTTCACGTTCATGGGCGCGTCGTTTGCCACGGCCATCCTGAACTACCTGTCGCTGGCGACGAACGTGCTGCCCGCCTTCTCTGGGTACAACCAGAAGAACGCCTTCGGCGGCGGCTTCGGCTGGGGCATGACCTCTGTGGAACTGAGCCGCGCCATCAACTCGACCAAGGGTTTCGGTCAGAGCGAAGTGAAGTTCTGGGACGACCTGCTCGAAGACCCGGCCAAGCTCAAGGCATCCGGGTTCACCGAGGCCGAGGCGCGGTTCATGCAGAAGGAAGTCGGCGGTGGCACCATGCAGGCCGCACTGACCAACTCGTTGCTGGGTTCTGCGCGGGGCAAGTTCCGCTCTGGTGCCACGAAGGCTGCGGCTGAAGTGTGGATGTCCTTGTTCAACTACACCGAGCAGCACAGCCGCCGCGCAACAGGTTTGGCTGCGTTCCGCATGGCCTACGCACGCGCTCTGGCCGAAGGCAAAGACGCAGCAACAGCTTTCGAGGTGGCCGACAAGTTCGCAGTGGACATGATCGACAACACGCTGGGCGAGTATGCGATGTTCAACCGCCCCGCCATGTTCCGTGGTGACGTGCGCCAGTTCCTGTTCATGTTCAAGATGTTCCCGGTCAACAGCATCCAGATGCTGGCCGCGCTGCCCCGCAAGGAGCAACTGCTGGCGCTGGGCATCCTTGCCATGTTCGCCGGTCTGAAGGGTCTACCGTTCGCCGAAGACCTGATGGACATCATCGACACCATTGCGCAGGCACTGGGGCTTGGCCCGAACGCCGTGTGGAAGGGCAGCGCCGAGAAGTCTCTGGCCGAGGCACTGGACGCCATCGCTCCCGGCATGACGCCCATCCTGATGCGTGGTCTGCTCAACACCATCACGCCTGCCAACGTGGCCGACCGTGTGTCTCTGTCCAACATCATCCCCGGTACCGGCATCGCGCTGGCCGGTGCAGACGTGGGACGGGAACTGATCGAGATCGCTGGGCCGGTGGCGTCCTTCCTGCAAGGTGCTCTGGCAACCGGAGCCGATGCAGCCCGCTACGGACTGGAGACTGTGGGTGTGCTGGACGACAAGACCTCGTTCAACTCCATCTTGCGCGAGTCGCCCGTGGTGATGTTCCGTGCGCTGGGTGACATGATGGCCTACAACAACGCAGGTGCCATCGTCAGTCAGAAGGGGTATGTGGTCAGCAACGACCTACATCTTGGCACGATGCTGACTCGGGCGCTGGGCTTCTACCCGGCTGCTGCGGTGGCAGAGAACGACGTGGTGCGGCTGTCCAAGCGGATCGGCGACTACCAGAAGGATGTCGCAGCAGCATATCGTGGGATGTACGTCAGCGCCAAGATCGCCAAGGACAACGAACGTGCCCGCGAAGTGGTGCAGATGGTCAAGGACTGGAACGAAGCGGCCAAGGGCACCGGCCTTGAAATCCGCAGCTTCGAGGGTTCGGCCAACCGCGCATTGCGTGAGGCCCAGCGCACTGCCACGGAACGCTTCCTGCGCACACAGACACGAGCGATGCGTCCCGAGACAGAACGCATCCTCGAACTCTACGGCGTCACGGAGTGACCACCTTCAGTTGACCGTAGGCCAAGTCTTCAAGGGCTTGGTCTGCGTCACTGAGGATGCCTTGCAGACGTGGATGCGTGAGGTTCACCCCAATCACGTAGGACTGGCCCAGCTTGATCGGTGAGTCTTTGCCGAGGTACGCCTTATTGGACTTCGGTGTGGCGACGACGCCCTCGTCGTGCAACTCACCCATGAACGTCTTGTAGTCTGCGCCGCGCTGCGCCAGCCAGCGACGGAAGTGGGTGCGATCCAGCATGACGGTGCCATGCGAGAAGATGTCTCCGTTTGTCTTGCGGTACATCTCGAAGCGCACCCGCAGTTCGCCACGGGGCACACGGCTGAAGTCCACCAGTGGCTTGCTGGTTCCCGTCTGGGTGACGGTCAGCGTGGCGTCTGAGTTCTCGTTGAGGTATTCGGTCAGCAGGTCGAACGCATCGACCTTGAACTCCGCAGCAGCGCGACGGATCGCTCCCACTTGCGATAGCACCCACTCGATGCCGACCTTGTGGTCGAAGTCGATCAGGCCCCAGTCTTTCGCCAGCTTGGCAGCGAGGTTTGCAAGGATGATGGACTGCTCCCAGTACCGCTCCTCACCGGAGAACTGCGCCTTGTACTCCTTGCGGAAGTCTTCGGTGGCCTGCGCGATGGCAGCGCGGATACCCGACTCGCCCAGTTCCAGCAGCCGCTTGATGAACTCACGACCGACGAGGCCGTAGTTGCTGGTGACGAACTCGTAGACCTTGCGGCCAGCCGTGCTGTCTTTGGTGAATATCTTGCTGGGCGGTACGCTGACTTCGAGGATACGGGCCAACTGCGCGTCGGTGTCCAGACCACTGGCAATCAGTTTGGAGTTCATGGACTTGTTGGTGGACACGACCACTGGCAGTGCCCACGTCTTCGCGTCCCGCTCCTCTGCGTTGCGGTTCATCCGCGCCTTGTCCCGGCCTTGGCTGACCCAGTACGCGAAGTCGCCCACTTCCTTGTTGTCCATCATGGTCACTTCGTCGATGGTCATGGGCATGTGGGAGTACAGACCCATGCGACCGAACAGCGAGTTCTGGGTGAACTTGGCTGCGAAGTGGAGCTTCTCGGGGTTGCCGAAGATGGACTGAATCCACATCTGGGCCAGCGACTTGCCGCCGCCTGTCGGCCCGTACAGCGAGACGGTCAGACCCTTGAGGCCAGTGAACGCATACAGCGGGCCGGAGAAGCCCACGGCCAGCGCGAACATGTGTGCCCGCAGGTCGGCCTTGGCAAGCAGCGACGTGAAGCCGATCCACGCATCGAGCGACCCAGCGGTAGACCACAACTCGTGGCCGAGTCGGGCAGAGCCGGAGGCGAGGGAGATTGATTCTTCGCTGACGGAGCCATCAGCATTGCGACGCAGAATCGTGTCACCAATGACGAACTGGGAGAAGTTCTCCTTCCAACCCATCGTGGCGTACAGGTTCGTCATCGCACGTTTCTGCCGCAACTCATCCATGTATGAGCGCAGCATGATTTGAAAATATCCTGTCTGGTTACGGTTGTGGAGGACGATGCCTTGGTCGGCGATGACCGTGGCAAAGTCGCGGTGTCCTTCGGTGAGCAGCGCCTGCCGCATCACAAGTTCTTGCCAGCCGATGTGCGGGCGGTTCCAGTGGAAGCGCACCGTCTCATACCCGAGCGACTCGTCCTTGCCGTAGGCCACGGGGTAGATGTCGAACTTGCACACGTCGATGTCCGTCTCGTCGATGGTCATCTTCATGCCGTCCGTGGTGCGCTTGAAGGGGCGGGGCACCGGGATGTCGTTGGCCGCTGAGTCCGGGGCAGTGTTGGACGGGGCGACCTCAAGGTACTGGATGCCGAGGCGGGCAGGGGTGCCCACCTTGTCTTTGAACTTGCAGCCCTTGCAGCCAGCGGGGCGCAGTTCCTCAAACTTCTTGCAGGTTGTCGGGCCTGTCGTTGCCGTTTTCCAGTGTGATAGCTTGCGGACGGTTTCGTTCTGGTTGTAGCCGGGGTGTTGATCCGACCACGCGATGGCGGTTGCCACTTCGTCTTGGCAGTAGGCCGCGACACCGATCAGGCCGTACCAGAATGGCTCCTCGACATCGCCTTGGTTCTTGATGGCCCAGCCGATCTGCTGGCACTTCGCAGCCACGACGGTGGCATTGGCCGGAGGCAGGTCGTTCTGGACGACGAGAGCTTGTGCCAACGGACTGCTGGATGTTGAACGTGGCAGGCTCACAGGATGAGCCACCAAGTACGCCGACAGGCACGAGGTCATCTGCTCCACGGTGGTGGGCGCTGCGTCGATCAGCAGCTTGACCTGAGTTCCGCTCTTGGGGTTCGTGGTACCCACGGGGCGCAGCACACGCGCACTGTCCGCAGGCACAGCCGGGTCGATCTCGAAGCCCTTGTCCTTGGCAGCAGCCTTCATGGCTTCGGCCAGCGGCTTCCACCGCAGCGGCTCCAGTTCTTCGGTCAGCGCCCAGTAGACGTGCAGACCGTTGCCCGAGTGAATGATCATGGGCTTGGGCAGTGCCATCTCTTGGATGAACTTGCCCGTCGCAGCCAGCCCCTCCTTCCACGTCGGGAAGGGTTTGCCATCTCCGCAATCGACATCCAGTGCGATCACCTTGGTCGCCCGGACGTTCTCCTGTTTTCTGTTCCCCTTCTCGACGAACGCCGAGATGGCGAAGTATGTGTTGTTGCCGCGCTGGTCTAAGCCAACGACAGCTTTTGCGAGTTCCTCTACTGTGGCGAAGAATCCTTGGCGTCGCCCATCTGGATTGATGACTGTGGTGACATAGAAACCTGCCGACGGTAGAACCCGCTGAAGAAAGTTCAACGTGTTCATAGTGCCCCTGCTGAGATGGGGCGGGTGTTGTGCCCGCCCCACCACCTTAGTTATCCGAGTTCAGAATCGCAACAAGGCGCTCCTTGCGCTGCTTCTGATCCGACGCGATCACGTCTGGCATGGGCCACCCGTGGTCTGTCATCACTGCCAGCAGCCTGCGAAGCATCGTCCTGACTGACTCATCATTCGACTTGCGAAGGGGCTTGCCCTTCACCCAGCCATAATAAGTCATCCGGGACACTCCCAACAATTCGGCCATATCCGAAGTTGTCAGGAGCATGTGCTTCCGAAGCGCCTCGACCTTGTTGAAGTCGAGGGGCGGCTTAGGCGTCATCTGCGTTCACCTCCCCGACAAGGGCAGCGATCTCATCAGCCAAAGATGTTGCAGCTTCTGCGCTCGGTGCGGGAGCAGCAGCCTTGGCCGGAGCCGCCTTCGCTGCGGGTGCAGCGGCAGGGGCGGCAGCAGCCGGTTTGGATGCGCCGAAACCACGCTTGGGGGCAGCAGCCTGTGCGGGTGCAGGGGCAGGTGCAGGTTCCTCAACGGGTGCCGCTGCTTTGACAGCGGGCTTCGGCGCAACTGGTGCAGGGGCTGCGATCTTGGGCACAGCCACTGGCGTTCTAAGGGTTTCCCCGGTGATCTCTTTAACCTGTTCAGAACCGAACAGCGTGTCAACAACTTCCTGTACGTCGGCCTCAAGGAACCCGCCGAAGGTGAACTTCAGCTTCGGGAACGACGCATCAGTGTCGAAGGATACACGAGTCTTGACGATCTCAGGCGGGATGCCACGCACAGCCAGTTCTTTCTGGTACTGGTTCAGGCCCTTCAGTGCAGCAGGCGTGACTTCCAGCAGGTAGACCGGGCCGCTCGGATCATCGGCAGCGACGACAGCTAGACGCTTCTTGTCGGAGCAGGCTTTGACTTGCTGGCCGGTGGGCGTGACCTTGGAACCCCATGCGTTGTGCGGGCAGCTTGCGCACAGATCGTTCTGCGGGTCTTCGGCTTCGGGATCAGGCGACACACCATCCAGAGAGAAGCAGTCAGGTGCCACGGGTTCGGCGTTGGCGTCCCACTGCTTGGCGTACCAAGTCTTGGACAGGCGGGGGTTGGCACCGACGACAACCACGTCCAGCGTGGTGGACTCCAGCACCGTCTCGGTGTCGCCTTCCTTGATGCGGAAGCGGCTGGCCTTGATGGAAATCTTGGGGAACGTCTGACCAGACGACAGGCCACCAGTGAGGGCAGCGCCGAGGACAGATGGGACACCCACACGACCGGCGAGGTGGGCGGGAACTTGGATGTTGACGGGAACGATGTTGCTCATTGTGAGACTCCTTGGGTTAGATACGGGATTGGACTTGTGCGCCGAGGGCGCGGGATGCGCCGATGAGGCCACCGGCTTGGGATGCTGCGTACTGACGTTGTGCTGCTTGTTTCTCCTTCTCGAACATGTCGGACTGAACGCCCAGCTTGTCGCGCATGGCTGACGACACGAGGTGGTCAGCGATGGCTTGATGGTCGGCGCAGTACACAAACCCCGGCATCCGCTCACCGTGGATAGCGGCGTCTGGATTCATGGTGCGGACGACGAAACCGTTGTCGATCTTGAACGCGACCATTGCGGCCATGTTGTTGCTGAACATGTCGTGCAACTTGTTGATGCGCTCTGTCTCTCTGGGCTGGTTCAGCCCGTCGTAGGCGGCTTTCGCCAGCCATCGTTTGAATGCTTTGATCATGTCACTCCTCTGCCTTGGCACCGGGTTTGCGAATGTTCACCTCCAGCTTGGTGCCGTATGTAATGCCGGGGGGAACTGCCTTGTTGGCCTCGATGTAGCCACGCACAGCGATCTTGCTGACACGCTTCTCCAGCATGTCGAACGCCTCGTTGTCGCGGATGAAGCCCAGCACCGCATCCCAGTCAGCCACGTTCGCGTAGTCCGTGGTGGTGAGGAACGCTGTGCCGTAGTCAGACTTGAAGCTGGTCAGTCCCTGCGCATCCATCTGCGTCTTGAGGTACGCCTCCAGCTTGTCCATCTTGGCTTTGAGATCAGCCACGCGCTCCTTCACTTCGCCTTCGATGGCGGCTTTCTGGTCGCGCAGCTTCATGTAGGTGCGGATCACATCACCTACGTTGGGCACGTTTATGCGGAGTCGTGCGTCCGATGCTACTTCTGCTTCACTCATGTCATCACCTTTGTGTTTGTTGTTGAATCAAGTCAAGCAGTAAGCCCTGCAACTTCTGCTTGTTCTTCAGTCGCTCGTACATCTTGTGCTCAAGGTCAGTGGCCTCGATGTGGATGACGTTCGACACGTTGCGCTTGCCGATACGCTCGATGCGACCGTTGGCTTGCACGTAGACCTCGTTGCTGTTGATCGGCCCGTACCAAATGATCGTTGAGGCAGAGGTCAGTGTCAGACCATGAGCCATCGTGCCGGGGTGGGCAATCAAAACGTGGGGGTCTTTCTGGTGTTGGAAGTCGTGGAATATCTTGTTGCGTTGTGTGCTCGACACCTCGCCGTTGACCACGCCCACCGTCCAGTACTTGCTCAGTTCTTTCTCCAGCATGTGCAGTGTCCCTGTCAGTGGTACGAACAGGATCACCTTCTCGCCAGCTTCCTCAATCACCTCCTTCACTAAGTTGATACGTGGTGAGCAGTCGATCTCGATGTTCTGACCGTCGTCGCCATACGCCACGCCGCAAGCGACCTGCACCAACTTCTGAATCTTCACAGCCTCGTTGACTGCGGTGATGGTTCCGCCAGACTTGCGCTCCTGTGCCACCTCAGTGACGAAGTGCCGCAGCATCTGGGTGTAGTGCTTCTTCTGCTCGGCGGTGAGTTCCACCTGCCGGGTCTGCACAATCGTCTCGGGCAGGTCAAAGCACTCGTCACGTGTGAATCGCACAGCAGGTTGCAGGATGTGCTTCACGATCTCCACGGACTCGGGGCGCGGCACGAACTTCCACTGGCCGATCTTCATCATCACCTGCTCACGGAAGGCCGTGAACGTCTTGGTGCAGTACGGGCTGTTGACCAGCTTTGCCAGTGCCCACGCATCGGTCGGATCGTTCGGTGTCGGTGTGCCGGTCATCAGCCACAGCCGTGCCTGCGGGTTGTTGTCCATCCACTTGCGGAACACCTTGAACCGCTGGGTCGATGGGTTGCGCAGCACAGCAGCTTCGTCCACGATCACCAGATCGAACATGCCGTGGCACTCGTCCTTGATGATGGGGAAGCCATCGTGGTTGATGATGTAGAAGTCAGCCTCGGTGCGCAGCAACTTCATGCGCTTCTCAGCGGTGCCGTGGAGCACTACGAACTTGCGATGCACCAACCCGGTAAAGATGCCGTCGCCCCACACACGCTCCAACGTACTGAGTGGTGACAGGATGAGCACCTTCTTGACGTGCTTGGTCTTGATCAGGTAGTCCGCTGCCCACAGGGAGCTTTGGGTCTTGCCCGTGCCGATCTCGTTGAGCACCAGACAGCGGTGGTGCAGCGTCAAGAACGCAGCCGTCTCCCGCTGGTGGTCGTAAGGGGTGTACTGCCCCGGCCAGCCGTAGTAGTGCAGGATGGGGCTGGGTGCCTTGATCCCGAGATTGCGCAGAACCCTGACCTCATCGAGCCGGTGCGGAGTCACCACGATCTGGGTGCCACGAACCTCCAGCGGCTTGGCCGTGGGGATCGAGTCCAGCACCCGGTTCGGGTTGTTCAGCTTGAGGGCCAGAGCCTTGGCCTTCTCAACTACCAGCATGTTGTCACCTGTTCTTCCATGTTTGAATCCACTTCTCCACATCCGCGATTGAATAATCGTCGTAGACGAGGAACCAGTAGCCACCTGCTGCCCGGATGTCCTTGGCGCACATCAGTTGCAGCGTGGTCGGCTTCTTCGTTTCATCCGCTTTACATTCGATCCCGACGAACTGGCCTTCGACGATGCAGATCACGTCAGGGATTCCGGCCTTGCCCATGCCATTGGCAGCGGGGAAGAAGTACCAGACCTTCTCGTTCTTCAGCATCTCGACCAGCTTCTTTTTGATCTTGCCTTCGGGTGTCATGGCACTCATCATACTCTCCTTTACAGACTTGTCAAGTATTTTGTGTAAGGTTAAACCCTAGCGTAATCACAGTCGTGACGGCAGGGGCAGAAGCGGCACAGCCCAGAGGGGCGGGCAGGCCAGTTGCCGTGGTCGTAGGCGTCGTGGATGCGCTGGATGCGCTTCATCACCTCAGCCCAGATCGCGTTCATGTCGAGGCGGTTGTACTGGTTGGTGTCCATCTCCATCGTCTTGAGCCACACGAGGGAAGTCTTGACGCGCTGCACCTCGGGGAAGTGCTTGAACACCTGCGCTGCAAACATCTGCATCTGGAACTGGTCGGCGTTGCGCTTGCCCGTCTTCCAGTCCATGACCACTGCGTCGTTGCCGACAATTACGAGAACGTCAAGTTTGCTGCGCAGCCATGCGTCAGCATCCCACCAACCTGTTGGTGTAAGGTTCTCGTTCAGCACCAGTTCATGCTCGATGTGCAGGGTGCCCTGCTTGGCGATGCGCTCCACCGATGCGCAGAGGGGTTCGTACTGCGCCGTCTCTGCGTTCAATCCCGACCCTTTCAGTCGGGCTTCAAGGAACGCATGGATACGTTCACCGTACTTGGATGCTTCGCCACCCTCGTCCACCACGTCCTTCTTAATCCGCTGGCGGTAGTACCGCAGCGGGCAATTCTCGAACAGCTTGATCGACGAGTAGGAGTGGCTCAGACGCATGGCAGTGTGCCCCGCAGGGACTACCTGCGAGGAATTTGTAAAGTTGGAAGCCTCAGTGTACTCCACCACAGCCGCCTGTCAACCAGCCATCCGTTGCAGGGCGTCGAACTTTGCCAACTCCAGCGTCGCCACCAGTTGCATCAGGTCTTCGATGCCCGATGAGAAGCGGTGGTAGTTGCCGTCGATCTTGGCAAGCAGGAACACCTCGGTGGTGTTGGGGCTGTCCTTGATCTGTTGGGTCACAGCCTCCAGCAGTTGGAGGGCGTCTTGGTTGCGCGGTTCGCGCTTGATCTCAGCGATAGTCATTTCTTTTCCTTGCGTTTGGGGAGCTTGCCTACGAGTTGCAGTTTGATGCCGGGGTGGTGGATACGCACCGCACTGAGTGCGGCCAACATCTTTCCACGTGTCAAGCTGCGTCCTCGCACGCCGTCGGGGGTTTCGTACCAGTAGAAGGTTCCGTCGTGGCCGTAGCGAATGGTGTTGAGGTCAGTGATCAGACTGACCGCGCCTTGCTCGTCGATGATGGCAGCATATTCTTTGGCTTCGTTCATCACGTGTCTCCATAGTTCGCAGCCACACCGGACTCACACGCAACCGGGAGGTCGGGTGCCCACTTGGGGGCGGTGGACATGAGGGCTTCGAGCTTGGCTTGATCAGCCAGTGCGTTGTCCTCGGGCACAGCGATGATGATCTCGTCGTGGACTTGGAAGGCCACCTTGAAGTGCATCCCGACTGCGGCCATCTGCTCACGGATCACCAATGCAGCAAGAGCTTGCACGATGTTCTCCGTCACCTTGCCGCCGTACACCTTCGTCCATGCGATGTCGTCAGGTGGTGCGCCAGTGAGCACTCGATCCTTGAGCGCCTTCTGGTAGGTGCGGGCATCCGAGATGTACATGAACCCGTTGGCAGTCTCGCGCAGCGCCGGGTACTGGATGTAGAACCCGTTGGGCAAGCGGATGCCCTTCTTGTCGTAGTGAACCTGCGGGTGCAGGGCGTTGGTGCCACCGTACAACATGTCTCTCAGTGCGTTGCCGCACTTCTGCCAAAACTGCACGATCTTCCAGTTCTTCTGGCGGTACAGTCGAACGATCCGCTCGGCTTCGTTGATGTCGATCTTGACGCTGATCCCGCCCTGCCCGATCTCCAGTGTGCGCCGGAACTTCTCAGCGCCCATGCCGTAGCCCAGCCCAAGCACACAGGTCTTGCCGACGAACCGCTCCACCTTGTCAGCCTTGGTGATGGTGCGACCGTAGACCTCAGAGGCGAACTCGGAGTACACATCCCGCTTGTCACGGAACGCCTGCACCAGATCGTCCTGCCCTGCCACCCATGCCACAGTACGTGCCTCGATCTGCGACGAGTCACAGGAGATGAGCATCTGCCCTTCGGGTGCCTTGAGTGCCCGTCTGATCGTGGTGTTGCCACGACTTGGCAGGTTCTGAAGGTTGAGCTTGTCGCCGCCACTGAAGCGCCCAGTGTGTGCGCCGTAGTAGTTGAGCATGATGGGCAGTCGGCCACGCCCTGCCACGCCGATGAGGGCTTCGGTGCGTGTCTCCTCCAGCGTGGACTTCACACCGAGGCGAGCGGACACAGCGGCCTGCACTCTCTCATCAGCATGTTCCAGCAAGTCGGTCATACCCTTGTCGGTCTTGGCGAACGCCCACGACTCCTTGCCTGTCTTGAGACTGGTCTTGGTCGGAGGCTCCACACCCAGCGACTTGAGGTAGTTGGCGAACTTGTCGTTGGACATGAGCATGTCCTGCACCGCCTGCTCACCGCCCATGCCGTGGCCCAGATCAGCCATCAGTGTGCGCTTGCGGGTCTTCACTTCTTCGAGGTGCTTCTCCAGCAGCGGCACGTCCAGTTCGATGGTCGGCTCGGTGTACATGCGCAGCGTCTGGTCAATGATCAACAACTCGCTGGATGGGAAGCCCACCTTCATCTTGTCGAACAGTTGCTTGGTCAGGTTCACATCGTTAATGCAGTACTGCCCGTACTGAGCGAGGTCAGGCTCGGTGAAGTCAGCCTTGCGCTTGCCCAGCGCAGCCACCACCTCGTCGCCCTTCTTGCCCAGCCCGTAGTACGTCACCAGCTTGGCGAGTGAGCCACCGACAGTGACGTTGTGCAGCGGTCGAGCCATACTGAGCGTGTCCAACCAGAGCCTCGGACGGATACCGAACAGCCACGACAGGATGGCACCATCGAACGCAGTGTTGTGGCATAGGATTGCCCGCTTGCTGTAGTCAAGAGACTTGAGGAACTTGCCGGGGTTGTCACCGGAGTACCAGTCCGTGGGGTAGTCGTTGACCTTGATACCGACACCGATGATCTCGAACAGGGGGCTGCGAACATACTGCTCCGTGGTCATCTTCGACAGGCTGTAGTCCTTGTCGTAGTAGGTTTCAAAGTCGATGGTTACGATGTCCATTGCCATCATGCCACTCCGATCTTTTCTTTCGCTGCATTGCTGACAACGTATTCATGGATGACATGCGGATGGTTCTTCGCCACCCAGTGGGTGAACGACTCCAGTTCCGTCATGCGTTTGTCCAGCTTGTTGTGGCGCTCCTCGGTCTGATAGAACTCCGTCTGGATGTTGCTGAAGTTCTGCTGCACCGCACTCGGGTCGAGGATGTCGATGTTGCGTCCGCTCGGTGCGTAGGCACTGACACTTACTGTCTGTATGGTGATCATCACAGTACCCTCATCAGACGGTGCAGCACAGCATGTTCCTGTGCGACAACCAGTGGGTGGGTCACGTCGGCCAGCTTCGCCGTCGTCTCGCAGAAGTCCCACATCAGCAGGTGCAAGACCTCATGCAAGGCCAATCGCTCGGGGTTCCACTCGATACCGAAGTCGCCTTCGTTCTGCTTGGTCAGCCGGATGGATGCGTGACGAGCTACGTGGTTGCACTGAGTCTGCGCGGCCACACGATCTCCAATCTGTTCGTGGGAGATGGTGATGTGCCACTCGTGCAGACCGAAGGCGTTGATCAGTTCCTCGGCCTTTGCTTTGAACTTGGCGAAGTCCTCATCGGTAAACGTATGTGTCTTCATTTCAGTATCCTTTTCTTTGTTTTGATGGCAGTCCACACAGCGCGGGCTTCATCGTTCTCAGCAGCGAACCGCTCGATGAACTCCACTGCTGCCTCTATGCGGGCCATGAACTCCTCGCTCAGTTCGATGTCGCCCACCCGGAGGGTGTTACGAGTGATGGCTGACCCACTTGCGAGACTGACCGTCCCGGCATGGTTGGGCATCGTGACAGTGAGACTATTCGGGTTGCTCATTGAGAACCTCCAGCAGCTTCTGGATGTAGTGCTGCCCCTTGGCAACCTCCATCGGGGACTCGTCCTTGCTGCCCATCCGCATGATGTACTTCAGCGCACCGCCACGGTAGTAGCCAATGCGTTGCTCACGGGGCCATGAGTCCACGACATCCCACGGCTGCACACCCATCGACTTGTAGTGATCTCCCCCCACTTGGCGGTCATTGGCCCGGTGGGAATCGACCCAGCCTTTCTCTACAACAACTTCAGGGATGTGTGTTGCAGATACTTCGTCGATCTGCGGGCCGAGCATCTCAGCAGCGTTGCTCTCTTGCGCCTGCTTCAGAGCTTGCTTGCGCAGCGTGTACACAGCGGGCATCGCCATCTTGAACTTCTCGGACACGACCTTGGGCGTAGCCAGTGGGTGCTTGAGAAACCAGTTGATGACTTGCTGCTTCTTAGTGATCTTGCTCATGGTGTTCCTTTCAGAATGGTGCGGGTTCGTAGTCTTCAATCTTCGGAGTAGCGGGTTTGTTTCGACGGCCCCACTTCTCTAACTCTTTCGGGTCTACCGTCCCGAAAGGCCAACTGGGATACGGCAATGATGCGTTCCAGTGTGACTTTGAATCGGGCGTTCTCGTCTCGGAGTTCTTCGTTCTCTCGTTCGAGTCTGTCATTTCGTGCTCTCATCAGTTTGTTCTCTTGCTCCAGTTCAGCAACCATGAGATCAAGGTTGCGTTCGTCTTCCATCGTCATGGGTACCTCCACGTAGCTATCAGGATGATGTTGATCACGAGCACGGCCACCGATGCCACCGTGACAGCGATGATCAGGGCGTTCAGTAGTCGTGCTCGGCGGTTCACTTCAAGTGCTCCGGTACAGGCGGCAGCTTGATGGTGTCGTGTCCATGACGCAGCTTCATCTTCACCACCTCCAGTGCCCGCTCCATGTCCTTCACCGTGATGACTTCCATCTGTGCATCATGGAGTTCCATCAGTGTGTTGAGCATGGTGATCTCAGGCCCTGTCGGGGTAAAGCGTCCGTGTTGCGTGGCTCGGTTGATGATGGACAGCAGCGCATACCTCCCGTCAATGCAGACGTTCTGGTACTCCTTGCCGAACCCCAGTTCCCACAGTGCCTCGGACATGTTGCTCAGTGCGATGAGCTTGTCCATGTCGTCCTTCTTCGCCTTGCCTTGCAGCAGCATGGTCATCGCCATGTGGTTCTTGATCTTGAGATCAACCAGCGGGAAGTCGTGGTTACGCAGCGGTACCATGCTCTCCAGCACGTACCCCACAGGGTTCTGTAGTACCGGCTTGGGTCGGTACTTCTTGCGCGGCTTCTTCGTGTTGCCCATTGTCACCTCACATGAACACACCGAACTTGGTACGCAGCGGCCTACTCAACTGCTTGCATACCTCGTTCATTGCGTCGATGGTCATCTCCACCGTGGGCTGCTTCTTGGGATTCAAGAACGTCACTTCTGCCGTCTTCACGAACCCTTCGAGTAGCTCCGGTGGATACTCATTGTTCTTGATGCAAGTGTACAGGAATGTAACCCACCTGTCGTGCTCCCATTGGGGTGCATCCCATACTTGTTTACCCTTGCGTTGTGCTGCAACTTGTTCACAGTAGGTTTGCAGTACACCGAGCTTGGCACGTACCTTCATGCCGTATTTGAAACGGCGCAAGGCACGTAGCCACTCTCGGCGCTTCTCATCGTCGATGCGCTGCTTCCGATTAACTATCGGCACAGGGCGCATGAATACTTGTCGTCTCATATTCACAGTCCGAACTTGGCAGCAGTACTCAGGGCAGTAAGTTTCCCGATGTCAACATCGAGTACCACCTCGGTCTTCTCACGCACCTTGATCTCACGGTGCTTGTCCTTCACGTCCTCGGGGATCAACTCCCACAGGGGAGGCCATGCCTTGAGCGCCGGGGCCAGTGTGGTGTATGCGTTGCATACCTTCTTGACCATATCGACGAACTCATCGCGCCGCTTGGCTACTTCCTGAACACGTTGATGGTAGGCAGTCACCTCAGCGTGGAACTCACCCCAGACAAGGTGCTCCTTGAGGGTGATGCTGTCGCCATAGGACGAACGCTTGCGGGCCAGTTCAGTATCGGGGAACTGGTACGGCCACGGCTGCGGCGTTGCGAAGGTGAAGGTCATACCGCAGTGTCGGCCACCGACCTCGCTGATCTCGATGTTCTCCACGGTACGCAACCATGCAGCAGGAACTTGTGCGATGAGCGGCTTGTCTTCGAGGAACAGGGTGTCGTAAATCTTCTGACCCCATGCGTTGTCGAGCTTCTGCTCCTTGACCCGGTTCACTGCGGGTTCCATCTTGGCACGTGCTGCCTTCTCGATGCGGTCGATCAACTCTTTGGAAAAACGTACTGTTGCCATGTCACTCTCCTTATTGAATGGGATGCTCGATTACTGTCATGTTGTCCATCAGGTGCTTCATCTGCACCACGGACGCTGTGAGGAACTGCTCGGTCGTCAGCGTGGACTGCTTGCCGCACTGTGCAAGCATGGTCATCAGGGCGTTGGTCGCCACGTCGAACTCAGTCTCGGCCAGTGCCTCGCTGATCCGCTTGGCTGCGGTCATCACCTGTGCGGTGTACTCCTCGTCGTGAAATACGTTCATGGTTGCCTTACTCCTATCCTGTGCCGTGCAAGCATGGCTTGCAGCAGCGTTGTAATGTCATCGAACTCCACCCATTTGCTGGGTTGATTGAATGCCCGCTTCCTTGGGTGCCTGTCCTCCACCACTCGGGCAGCGAACCGGGTACCAGTGGGGTCGTCGTACTCTGGTACGTAGCGCAGTTCAGCAGCGATCTCGAAGATGCGGGCACCTCTGAAATGCACGTCAACACGTACACCGTTGGGTGTGTCCCGCATCGCCTCGAAGTGATACCCCTCCGGTAAGGGAGGGGCACCAGCAAGGGCAGCGAACCGGACTGTGCCGATTGCTGTGATTGCCACGTCAGTCACCCATCTCCACGATCTCACCGAAGGGTGCCTTGCCCGGATCGGTCGTGACCCACAGCACTGGTGCATCAGGCTCGTTGCCGAAGCTGTTGCAGCACAGGTCAGTCAGGAACACGATGGCTACCGGGTTGAAGCCATGCTCGATGATGGCCTCGAAGACTGGTGCGAAGTCGGTACCGCCACCGCCGTGAGGCTTGATGTCCAGATCATCGTGGGCCTCGTAGGATTCCACGTGGCTGACCTCGCTGTCGAAGTACAGCACATGGATACGCTCAGGCAGCAGGTCATCCTTGACCTTGGCAATCTCGGCAGCGAACTGGTTGACAGTCTTCTGGTCGATGGAGCCGGAGCAGTCCACTGCGAACACGATCTCACCCATCGCCTCACCGCTGACACTGGGCAAGTACATGCCTTGCGGCAGGAAGCGACGATTGAACCGGGAGAAGGATCGCTGATCGTTGCGGCACTTCACGAGGAAGCGTTGCAGTACGTCACGCCAGTCCACCTTGGGTTGCAGCACCTCATCCACAAGACGTTGCATGTTGGCCGACATCTTGCCCATCATCTTGGCAGCTTGCGCAGCCTGTGCCACCTTCACTTTCCACTCGGCTTGCTGTTGCTGCTGCTCGGCAGGGCTACCCTCACCGTCCTCGCAGTCATCGAGCGGGCCATCGGCAGAGCCGAACCCACCGTCACTCTCGTCCTGCTCTGGCAGGATGTTGTAGATGCCCTCGCTGGTGCCGTGCCCTGCGTTGTAGATCGCATCGTTGTGCAGTCCGACCTTGGGCATCCGGCCAATGCCGTCATCCACCAGCAGCTTGTTGATCACGTAGTCAGCGGCCATGTTCCAGCGCCGGGGTTGACGCTGACCACGCCGGAAGTTGTGCTCCAGCATGGGATGGAAGCACTCGTGAGCCACGAGGAACTTGACCTCCTCATCGGTCAACTCGTTGACGAACTCGGGGTTGAACTTGATCCGCTTGCCGTTGGTGGCAGCGGTCTTGATGTTCTCGTCGAACTCGAAGGGCATGGACAGGGCGATGGTGCCGACGAACGGATGCTCCAGAATCAGAGCGGTCTTGGCTTTCGCCAGCTTGGTGGTCAGCTTCTTCAGGTCAATGGTTGCAGTCGTCATTTCACACTCCTTGGTTTGCGTTTCTTGGGTACGTTGCGCCATGAACTACCCAGTCGCTGCCGTAGCAGCAACAGGACAGGCCCAGCGATGTCATCGTATACACCGGGGTCGGTCTTCAGGATCACTTGGATCAGGTCATACGCTGCCTGTATGGCAGTGCCATCAGCGTCGAAGATGTCCTCCTTGTTCATGTATTTTTCTCCATCAGTGTCGTCATAGTGTCAAGTACCACACCGTACACACCATCCCGCAGTCTCGGGTCAGTGATGGTGATGTTGCCGTCGATGATTGCATCCATCTCGGCCAGTTCCAATCCGACGAACTCCTTTTCCTTGGGTTCAACAACTCCGAACACGTGTCCACATCCCACACACCGCAGTGTGGTGCGATTGTTCGCCTTGCCGGGGCGATACCGCAGTACCTCAAACGCGGTACTCTCAGTGCATTGCGGGCAGTGCATCTTCTCGATAGTGATCTGCATCAGAAGCTCCCCATGAATGCACCCATTGCATCCATGATTTTCTTGGCCTCAGCAGCAGTGTCTTGCCGCAGGTCGGGGTCGTTGCGCAGTGCCTCGGGGTGCTTCAACAAGGATGCCTCCACTTGCTGACGCATGGCTTCCAAGTTGGGATCGTCGCTGAAGTTGAGCCTCGGCAGCAGGGCACAGATTTCCCGAGTGTTCTCCAGCATCGAGTCACGGAAGATCGCCTTGGGATCGGCCAGCTTCTCAGCCATGTGCTTGACCCTATCGTAGAGCCGTTGCCATACGTCCTTCAGCGCAGCTTGCTCGGCATCCTTCACACGTCGCTCAACATCTTGCTGGATGCGAGACAGTTCTTCCGAACCTATGCTGACCCGGAAGTCTGCACTGGGCACAGGGAACACGGCCATGTCCATCTTGAACTTGTGCCGCAACTCAGAGCCGTTGGGATAGTCAGCCGGGTCGTAGAGCGAACCGAGAATGCGCTGGGCATCCATCTTCATCTGGTCGTAGTCGTCGAGGAACTCCTGCACCAGCGACTCCCAGTCACCCTTCTCCTTGCGGAAGTCGGACATGAAGTTCAGGTAGTTGGCAGTGGGCAGCATCATGGTGCCGTCCATACCCCACGGCAGGGTGTTGTCGTAGTACTTCTGACGGATGAAGGTGGTCTTCTTGTGGATGTTGTCCAGCTTGTCGTTCATCGGCAGCAGGGACTTGTTGAAGCGGCCAGCAGCAGACGCTGCACCGTGTGCAGTCGTCACCTCCTTGGAAGCCCGCTTGTCATACTTGCGGGCAGTCCACTGGGACACGTTGAGTTGCACCAGCAGGGCACGGTCGTTGAGATTCATAGTTGTCACTCCTCTATACAAGTTGATGGATGTGTGTTCATCTGGATTTACTCAATCCCAGAACACGTTGCTTTGCTTTGAATGCGATCCACAGATCGGGGTGGCTCGTCTTCATCCGGTTGCAGAAGACAAGCCCTTGCGTCACGACAGAAGGCTGTTCACTCCTGAGCATGTGGGCAATGGCTTGTCGTTCATCGACGGAAATCAGACCACGTATCCGCAGGTCGTCAATCCATCCAAGGTAGTCCATCAGAACAGCACGTCTTGGTGGTTGATCGACCATTTGGTGAAGGCTTGGGTGTTGGCAAGGTCAGGGTTACGGCGGGCCGCATAGCTGACAGTCAGCACCGAGAACTCGGGAGGCATACGCTCAGAGTACTGGCAGACACGTTCAAAGTTGGCCTCGGTAGCCCGCTGTGCCAGAGCACCGGACAGGGCATACAGGGTCGCTGGGTCTTTGGGAACGTCAGCAGTCTGAGGGTTGAGCAGGATAGCGTCAGGGTTGGGCAGCTTCCTGAAGATGCGAACGAAGCCAACGAACTCGGCAGCAGCACCCTCGCCCACAGCACCTTTGAAGCACTCGAACTCGGCCTCGGCAGGGACAGTGCCCAGCACGTCAGACACACCGTCAACCCATGCTCGGGGGGTTGCGTTCTGGTCACGCTGAGGATCGAAGTCATGCAGCAGACCGGGACGGAAGCGGATGAAGCTGATCACCTCGGGCTTGACACCGTGGTTGATGGCCCATGCAGTCCAGTCGTCCAGATGTGTCTCCAGTTCCAGCACAGTCTCACGGTTGCGAAGGTGGGACAGCACACGGTTGGCACCAGCACGGTCAGCCTGTCGGTTGCCAGTGGAGATCACCTGCCACCCATCGGGCATGGACACACCGTGCAGCGTTCTGGCTTGGCAGATGTTGGCAAGCACCTTCTGAAGATCGGGGCCAGCTTGGTTGCGGTCATCGAACAGCAGGATGCCAGCCTCGGGAGCCTTGCCCTTGACCGGGAACCAGTCGGGCAGCTTGTAGTGCAGCTTGTCGTCACCGTCGGGAAACAGGATGCCGAAGTCCTCGACCAGCATGGTCGGCATGTGTCGCTCGATGCAGGGGATGTCAAGTTCCTGTGCAACTTCATGGACGATGGTCGTCTTGCCACCACCGGGGCTACCCTCGATGCACAGGGTACGCTGGACGGGGAACAGGGACTTGATGGTTTCTTTCAGCAGAGTGGCTCGCATTTGATTTTCCTCTCGGATTTGGGTTGATGGTCAGGGCCATGAGATACAACGAAGATGGGTGGGGTTGCCCCCGTGTTGAGTTCGTCTCTGGATCGTTTCGCTTCCTCCTTGGTTTCAAAGTACAGGATGTTGCCCTGTGAGTTACGGACTGGGGCACCGCGCTTGCCATACCTCAGCATGAACAGTCGCAGTGGGTTATCGGATGAAAAGGCATTGGTGCTCATGGCGTTCCCCCTTGGCGTCAACATAGGTTTCACCGCAGCCAACCATCCATTCGAGCAGGAACACGGCCATCAGCAGGCCGAAGGCCAGTGCCAGCAGCATCTTGCCCAGCCACTTGACACAGCGCAGCCACAGTGGCTCTCGGATCGGTTTGCCGAACGGTCGGATGTAAGGTTGTTTCATGCTTTCGCTCCTTTGGGCCAGCCCAGTTTGGACAGATCAGCCACGACATTGGCAAGGGCAGGCAGGTTGGCAGTCGGTGCCTCCTCGGTGGGGTAGTACTTGGTGAACTCAGGCAGTCGCTCCTTGAGTTGCTTGAGCGTTGAGCAGGCTTCGACCACTCCGGCCAGACTGCGCTCTGCCTTGTACCGTGTCTCATCCTCTGCCTTGTAAGGTTCGCAGATCGCCTTGATGTCCTTCTCTGCAACATCTCCAGCGATGACATCACGAGTAGCCCACGAACCGCCGTCGTAGCACAAGTCCCCCACATGCTGGGTTCGCAGTGCAGATGGAGTCGTGTTGTAAACCTTGCGGACAGCAGGGGACATGAGCTTGACCACCTCGGCTTGGATAGCAGCGCGGCGCTTGGCTTTGTCGGGCTTGGGAACGTCGGCCATGATGGCTCGAACGATGGCTTGCTTTTGGAACTTGTTGAGTTTCATGTCATTCTCCAGTGCGTTTAGGGTTGAGTTGTTTGAGCATGTCCACGTCGGTGAACAGCATGTAGTTGCTCTTGTTGAGCGGTGCGACGGTGTGCTTCACAGCACGTGCCAACTTCTCTGCACATGTCATACATGTCGGCCTAGGACTATTCCTACGATGCGGCTCAACCCTGACGGCATAGCAGCAGGTGCAGATGGGGAGATGGTAGTCTTCGCTCATGGGTTCTCCACTCGTTGATAAGCGGTCAGCCAGTGCTGACCGACGACATAGCCGATGTGTACAGAGCGGCCATCCTTCTTGTCCACGTACATCTTGGACACACGGCTTCCCCCCATACCGATCTGCTCTCGCAGTTCCTTGACGGTCTTGGCCCACCAGCGGTTGCCCCACTGGTCGATGTAAAGCGTTGGCTTGCCTTTCATGCTGCACCGCCCTTCTGCCGCATGAAAAACGCTGTCTCCAGTGCCTTGATCAACTGCTTGGCAGCAGCAAACGACAGGGATTCTTGGGTGCCCTCAGTGTCGTCGTCGTAGAACCGCAACCCAATGTTTCCATCGGATGTATTGAACGTAACCTCGATGCGCTCATCAAGCACACCGTTGATGGTCATCTTTACCCCGGTGTAGATCGTTGTCATGCCACACCCCCTGTCAAGATGCGCTCTTTGGCGATGGCGGCGTAACCCCCTTGGGCCAGTCGCTTCATCCACTCGGTGGAAAGCAGCACCGTGGGACAGTGGGGATGGGTCTGTGTCCTGTGCTTGGAAGTGGTCACAGAGTGCCTGTCCTCGTTCTCGAACCAGACCCCCTCAGCCTTGATGAACAGCGGCCAGTGGACACCGTAGCTGTAAACCACGTACCACATGCCGGGGCCATTGGTTCCATCGGCGTTGTTCAGGGTCTTGAACTCGGCAAAGATGTTGTTCCCTTGGAAGGGATGTTCACGCTGGACGAACTTCCGAGCGTCTCGATTGGCGATCTTCATAGCGTTTGCTCCGATAGTTGAAAGCGGGGAGTGAGTCGGCACTCCCCAAACCGTTTACTTCATCAGGACACGGGCTTCAATGCCAGCATCCAGCAACTTGTTGAGAAAAGCACAGGCAGCAGTGTCACGTTTGAACCACTGGAAGTACATGGTGTCTCCCTGAATCCACTTGACAACGAAGCGGTTGGGTTCAGCACGGCGCTTTTTGGGAGCGATGTAGGGCAGGGTTTGAACAGTGGGTGTGGTCATGGTGTGCTCCTCAAGCCAGCTTCTGAACAGTCACCTTGACAGCACCGGGGGCCTTGCGCTCTGGCAACAGAGCGATGTAAGGCTTGCCCCAACGATCTGCCATGAGGATGGGAGTGTCACAGTGGGCTTCACCTTCAGGCTTGAACACTCGAACTTCCATCTTGTGTTTCTTGCCGAGAGTGACCATCGTCTTGTAAAGTTCAGTGACATTGGCATGGCTGAACTTGCCCTCCACATCGGGCTTTACAACCAACTGGTTGTTGGAATTGCTGAACACAGAAACTTGACCTTGGTAAATCTTTGCCATGATAGGCTCCTTAGAAGGTTGGTAAAACGCTGAACAAAGCCCAGCGCCGAGGCCCTGCCAGTCTCGCCGCCGCCGCGCCGAGCGTCAAGTGGCCGACTGTTTTCCAAGAACATGTGTCATGTTAAGCCGCTTAAAGGGGGCTTGGCGCGGGGAAGTGCGTCAACAATCTAACTTGACAGCGCAACAATCTACGTTTTTGAGGTGGAATAGATCGCTGTTAGATCGTGCAAGTCCTTGATTTCATTGGATGTTGCACTGCACAATCTAAATAATCTACGTTTTTGGAGATAATGTCGCGGAAAAATGGAGAGGATCAGAGCCTTTCATGTTATGAAACGTCGAGTGAACTCTTTGTGAAAGGGTATACACAAAAAACCTATATTATCTATATCAAGTAGATTGTTCTTCACCTCATGGCTCATGGCTCCCCCATCGTAAGTGGTTGATTTCATTGGGTTTTCCTCACAACTTGACACTTTACGTGTGTAAGGTTTCATGTGTCAATTTCCGAAAATCGCGTCAGGTAAAAAATAGATTGTTGCCATGTAAACTTAGATTGTGTCAGGTTACGTATAACTTGACATTCACAGTGTCATGTTACAGCGAAGTGTAAACTAGCCTAGTCCCCCCACTGTAAAGTCGTTCAGTACGGCGAGGCTGGTGCTATAAACCCCCGACGTATGGTGTACGTAGTACACAAAGAAAAGAGCGAAGGCCAAGCCCCCGCCCGAAAGCTGTCAACCTGTGGCGGTCGCGTAGCCGATGCGCTGTGCGCAGGCCAAAGAAAAGCCCGCCGAAGCGGGCTGTGGTTAGAAGGACATCACTACGACCAGCAGGAAGTAGAAGATGGGGGCGAAGATGATCGCGCCGAGGATTGCTTTTGTGTCGTCACTCATGTGGTTCTCCAGTTTGAAAAAAGACCCGGAGCCTGTCACGCTCCGGGTTACTACTTACGCCAGCTTGGTTACAGCGTTACGCTTCACAGCGCCATCGCCACGCTTGGGGAGCAGGGCGATGTAGGGGTTGCCGAACCGGTTAGCCAACATCACAGGCTCTGTGCCACCGTCAGCCACGAACAACGAGTACTTGTTGATCGGAGCCTTGAGCTTCTTGGAAAGCTCGGTCATCTTGGCGTGGCATTCGCCAGCGTTGTCAACCGAGAACTTGCCGTCAGCGTCTTTCTTCAGAGCGATTTCGCCCTTGGTGTTCTTGACGATGGACACCGAACCCTCAAAAGTCTTTGCAGACATAGCTATCTCCTAAGTGATGACCCTCATCCGGTAGCGGAATGCAACCTTCAAACGAAGGCCATCAGGCAAGGGGACAGCTACGTGTTGTTAAAGAGCTTTGAATCTTTGCAGTGCGATCACTGCATCGACAAATCCAGACTCGCCGATGCCGCCGAAAGTGTCAAGTTGCCTCGCGCATAATGCGCGTAATGCGTATGTGCGCACATGATGCGCGTGCGCACGTGATGCGCGTGCGTGACGCGAGGGGGAGGGGGGTACATGGCTTGAAAAAAGCAAGGCCCCCGGTAGTTGTACCCAACCCCATAAAGCAAGACCCAAAAAATAGAACGTGTAAAGTTAGCTCGATCCGATAAACCCCCAAACTTCTGAATAACCGCGCCTCTTGACACCCAAGTAATCCCACGTGCTATATTCGCCAGCATGGACAACCTGCCCCTGCATCACACCAAGTGGAATGACCGGCTGGCCTTCGATGTGGCACTGACCCTCGAAGGCAGTGGAGAGACGCTCCAAGAAATCATGGGGCGGCACAACATCACGCCCAACGACATACTCGCCTACAACGCAGACCCCATCTTTTTGAAGAAGGTCGAGCACTACCGTGGTGAGGTACGTGAGAAGGGCCTGACGTTCAAACTCAAAGCTCGCGCACAGGCTGAAGAACTCCTGACAACTTCGTGGTTGTTGATCCACGACCCAGCGGTTTCACCGGCAGTGAAGGCCGACCTCATCAAGTCCACCGTGAAGTGGGCGGGTCTGGAGCCGAAGACCGAAGTCACCAATGAAAGTGGCGGCGGCGTGAAGATCACCATCAACCTCGGCCCCGATCCGAAGGACGCCCGCACCATTGAAGCCACGACCGAGATCGAAGATGCAACTCCCATCGAACATTGAAGACCTGTTCACCCAGACCTACGAGGGTTTCAAAGCCCTGAAATTGCGCAGCGCCAGCGACGCCATCATGGTGGAGAACGCGCTGGGGCGGGCCAACCTGTCGTACCAGACCAAGATCACACGCAGCAAGAAGCACGGGCGCGAGTTCATCATCTTGCTGGTCGAAGGAGCGCCAGCATGAGTTCATGCACCGGGGATTGCAACCAAGGCAGGAACTGTACGTGCGACTTGATCCACGTGGTACCTGTCAACGATCTGCGCGACCACATACCGCGTGTTTCCTGCTGGTGCCACCCCCGACCCGACATCGAGGATGAGCGGGTCATCATCCACAACTCCCTCGATCAGCGCGAGAAGTACGAGTCGGGCGAACTCAAGGAACACTGATGCCGCTTGACATCAACTACACCCCACCGCCCACGGGCAAGAAGTTCATGGCGTCCAACGCCAAGATGCGCGTGCTCATGGGGCCAGTGGGTTCGGGTAAGTCCGTGACCTGCTCGTTCGAGGTGGTGCGCCGCGCCTCCATGCAGCAGCCCAACGAGCAGGGTGTGCGCAAGACGCGCTGCGCCATCGTCCGTGAAACTGTACGTCAGTTGCAGGACACCACCATCAAGACCTTCCTCGACTGGTTCCCACCGGGCCAGTGCGGGGAGTACATGCGCACCACCAAGACCTACTTCTTCAAGGTGGGCGACGTGGAGTGCGAGATCATGTTCCGGGCGCTGGATGACGCCGACGACGTGGCGAACTTGAACTCGCTGGAGTTGTCCTTCGCGTGGTTCAACGAGTGCCGCGACATCCACCCCGACATCGTGGACGCCATGTCCAAACGTGTTGGACGATTCCCGTCGGCCAAGGACGGCGGGCCGACGTGGCACGGTATGTGGGCGGATACCAACCCGCCGACGATGGACACGTGGTGGTACTACCAGATGGAGGGCCTCGATCCCAAGGATGGCGTCTCCCCCAACAACAACGGCTGGGATGTGTTCAAGCAGCCCTCGGGCCGCAGCGCCTACGCCGAGAACGTGGAGAACCTGCCCGATGGATACTACGACACCCAAGGCCGCAGCGAGGAGTACATCCGTGTCTACATTGACGGTGACTATGGACTGTCTTCGGCGGGTATGCCGGTCTACAAATACTTCCGGCCTGACTACCACATGGCGAAGGAACGTCTCCGGGCCATTGTCAATGGCGTTCGCCCTGTGGTGGTTGGCATGGACTTGGGGCTTACGCCAGCAGCAGTGCTGGGGCAGCAAGACCCCCGAGGACGCGCACTGATACTTGACGAATGTGTCTCGTTCGACATGGGCGTGCAGCGGTTCGTCCGCACCATGCTCAAGCCCCTGCTGTACGAACGGTTCCCCGGTGCCCCAGTGCTCATCGTCGTTGACCCTGCGGGCACGCAGCGGGCGCAGACGGATGAACGCTCGGCGGTGGACATCATCAAGGCGGAGGGGATGAGGGTTATCCCTGCCAAGACCAACAGCGTGTCGGCCCGCATCAACGCCGTGGACGAGTACCTCATGCGGCAGGTGGACGGCGACCCGGCCTTCCTCGTCGATCCGCGCTGCACGCAGTTGAAGGCGGCGATGATGGGCGGCTACCGCTTCAAGCCCAAGGGCGACGGTGACATCGACAAGAACAAGCACTCGCACGTGGCCGAAGCCTTGCAGTACCTGATGCTGCACATTGGCAACGCCAGCGAGGGGCACCCGATGCAGCAGCGCCGCGAGATCAAAAGAGCTTCCGCTCTGGGGTGGACGTGATATGCTTGCAGCACTGCTTCGCAGCAGTTGTCACCTCCCTGCCCTCACGAGAGGGATTCACCCCCATCGAGAGAAATCTCTGGGGGTTTCTTTTTATTTGACCACGTGTATACTTCGTGGTAGAACCCTGCCGTAAGGAGGCTGACATGGCGACCAAACCCGGAACGATCTTCTCAACAAATCCCAAGATGGATACGTCTGGCGTGCGTGCGAAGATGCCGCAGATGGGCTATGACATGCGCCCCCTACCGCCCAAGGAAATAACGGGCGGCAAGCTGTACATGAAGGCGCTGCGTGAGGAAGAAGACTTCAACAAGACGCAGACCATCACCAATGTCCCCAAACTCAAGCAAGCTGCCAAGCTGGTCAACGGCGGTACATCGCCGTACATGGCGATGGAGATTGTGAAGGGCGAGGAAATGGACATGGGTGAATACGGCGATAGCTGCTCTCACTGGAAGTAATATGGCCGGACTGACATTCCTGCGAGTGGTATCGAACTCTGATCTTGCGCGGCAAGAGCAAGAGGCATCTGACCGCGCTTTGCAAGAGCGTCAGAACCAGCCCGTCATCCTTGGGCTGGCTTCCTATTTGCGCGGCTGCTGGGATCGTGCTCAGATGGCGAAGAAGCCCATCGAGTACATCATGCTGCGTGCGCTGCGCCAGCGTAACGGCCAGTACGAAGCAGATCGTCTGCAACAGATTCGTGCGCAGGGTGGCTCCGAGATTTACATGATGATCACCGAGGTCAAGTGCCGCGCTGCGGAGTCTTGGCTGCGGGACATCTTGCTCGATAACGGCTCACCCCCGTGGGACTTGCAGGCCACTCCCATCCCTGACCTCAGCCCGTCGCAGGACAAGGACGTGCAGAGCATCTTCGCCGAGCGAGTGCTCAAGATGGTCGAGGAGTACGGCAAGGCTCCGAACCGTGAGGAGATGGCTGAAATCCGTGAGATGGTCAGCCAAGACTACCGCTTCGCCATCCTGCAACAAGCACAAATTCGTGCGGACAGGATGAAGATCAAGATTCAAGACCAGTTCGCCCAAGGCGGCTGGGAGGCGTCGTTCAACGATTTCATCACTGACCTCGTGACGTTCCCTGCGGCCTTCGTCAAAGGGCCGGTCGTCCGTCGCCAGCGTGCGCTGGGGTGGAAGACCAACGCGATGGGCCAGACGGTTGTCGAACCCATCGAGCGCCTCGGCCCGGAATACGAGCGGGTCGATCCGTTCTACATCTATCCCGAGCCGGGGATCAGCACCATCAACGAAGGCTACCTGTTCGAGTACCACCCCCTGAGCCGGATGCAACTGTCCGACCTCATCGGGATTCCGGGCTACGACGAAGACGCCATCCGCAAGGTGCTGGAGATCGGCAACGGCCAGTCGTGGATCAATGAGGACGTGGAGCTTCAGAAGAACGAGGAGGAGCGCAAGTACTACTCGTACATGCGGCCTACGACTGAGTTCGATGCGCTGGAGTTCTGGGGCAAGGTCAGCGGCAAGATGCTGCGCGAGTGGGGCATGTCGGACGACGAGGTGCCCGACGAGGATCGCGAGTACGACGCCAACGTCTGGGCGGTGGGCAACATCGTCATCAAGGCGATCCTGAACTACGACCCCCTTGGCGAGAAGCCGTACTGCAAGACCTCGTTCATCAAGTGCCCCGGTGCGTTCTGGGGTAAGGGCATCCCCGAGATCATCGAAGACTTGCAGGG